TTATTTGGTGTCGAGTCGCATGGGGGAGTAGGTGACTCCGAATGCGGCGGCGATGATGCCTGCGGCGCTGCTGATGAACGCTCCGACCTGCGGGTCGCCGAACGCGCTGACGCCGAGTCCTACGATACCGACGATGAGTTTCACGCCTGAGAATTAATCAGTTTTGGCGTAGTGGATTGTATGCGACTCCGAAGCCGCCTGCGATGATGCCTGCGGCGGTGCTGACGAATCCGCCGATGTCGGCATGGCCGAAGCTCATGAGGCCCAAGCCGATCACGGATGCGATCAAAGCGACCACGTAGATGATGGTGCGCACGGCATCCGGGAACACCGGCGTGTAGCCATCGGCGTGCTTGACCTTGTCCACGTCCGCGCTCCAAGCGTCGAGCACCTTTTCGAGATCGGTGTCGGACAGGGTGGTGACATTCGGCGTGGTGTCGGTCGTGGTGTCCGGCGTTGCGTCGATCACAGTGTTGGCGGTGATGCCGTTGGCCGCCGCGTCGGAATCGGAGACGCCGACTCCCGTAAGACCGGCGGTGTTGGCGGTGGTGGTGTTCTGTCCTGTCATAATTCCTCCTTGATTACTACTTGAGGGCCTGTTCGAGCCGGGTGCCCCACGGCGCGGTCTTGCTGCCCAGCGCGAAGCACGGCAGGGTGCGTCCGCATTGATTGGCGACCATTTGCAGGGCCTTGACCTGATCCGGGTGGGTCAGCGTGTGGAGCTTCTGCCCGTCGAAATAGACGAGCCTGTTTTCGCCGTTGGGCTGGATGATGCACTGCATCGTATCCTCCTCATCATTGTTGGTTGTGTCGGCGGTTCCGCCGAGTATCTGGTTAGCGCGTGCGAGCAGCCTATCGACCGGCAGCCCGTTGACGCACCTGTCCGGGCATCCGAAATGGTCGGTGCCGGGCACCTCGCGGTGCAGCCACACGTTCCCGGCGCGATTGCCGGAAGCGTCATGGACGAGCTGTTTCCACCCGTGGCGTCTGGCGATGTCCGCCAGCAGCTTGGCCGAAGCCTCGACTTCGGCGTCCGTGACCGGGATGCCCGCCATGCCGCCCTCGTGCTCGATGGTGATGCCCGAGCAGTCCGACTGCCAGTTGGCGTCGGCCCAGCTGCCGTTGGCCTCGTCCACCCACTGGTCGATGGTGCCGTCAGAACCGACGCCGTAATGGCTGGCGGCCTGGAAATCGGCTCGGCGGAAGCAGCTGTCGGTGCCCGCCAACCTGCCGACCATGATGTGCAGGGTGATGTGGCTTATGGCGTAGCCGTTGCGCCCGCTGTAGTGGTTCGGGCTGCCGCGCCATCGCGCGAAACTAGCGCCTGTCATGCTCTCTGTCCTTCCCGCCACAATCTGTGGCATTGAAAAAGGCCACCTCCGAAGAGATGGCCTCATGTTGAAAATGTCAGTCCTCCAAGGTCTCGGGAACCACATCCGCACGCAATTCGTCCGGCAGATGCGGCTTCGGATGACGCCTGAGGAAGCCCGGCTCGACGATCTCGCAGAACTGCTGGAGCCAGTGGAACAAGGATCTCGTGTAGGCGGCCAGGGCGAAATATTTCTCCTGCTGCCTTTCCAGGTGCCTGATCTGGCTCTCCTGCGAGTCCACCTGCTCGCGCAATGGCTTGATCACACTGTCGGTGAGGATGTCGCATGCCTGGGCGGCGATCTGCGCCGTGTCCTTGCGACGGGACGAGATCTCGCCGATGATGGCGCCCACTCCCCCGCCGCCGAGAAGGGCCACGATGACGGCCGTCCAAAACTCCGTGCTGGAGAAGAGGTCTGGTGGGAACATCAGTCCGCCGTCCCGTCACTGCGCCATGTCTTGATCTCGGTGACGGTGGCGAGCCGGCTGGCGGTGATGGTCTCCGCGTCCTTGGTGTCCATATCCGCGATGACCGTTTCCGTGGCCTGACGGTCAGTGAAGGTGGCGGTCACGCCACGCGAATAATCGCACCATGTCTCCCCGCTGTCATCCTTGTGGTCGAACGTCAATCCAAGGCGCAGCAGCTGGTAGACGAGCCCGCTCTTTGGTGGCCTCAAGTCGAGGATGCCATCCTTGACGGTCGCGGTATCATTATTGTCTGCATTATTGGAAGCCATTGCTTCCTCCTTCCTTTTTAGTTCCACACGGCGTGCCAGCAGAAGGCGTATGGCTGCGCTCCGCTGACCCACGTGTTGTTGTTGGTTTTCAGCCTGACCTGGAATCCGTTCGCGCCTTTGGCCCAGATGACGGGCGTGAAAGCGAGCAGGGTCGGATCCTGGCCGATGTTGATCGGCGTGACCGTGACGGACAGGATCCCGTTGTTGGCATTGCCGTCAGGCGGTGACAGGTTGTCGACGCTGATGATGCCGTTCGCGTCGGTCGCTTTGTTGCACAGTCCGGCCTGCGACGGTTGGATGGCCTTGCTCCGCGTGAACACGTTACAGCCTGGTTTCGGCTCCAGCCTGATGGTGCCGTCCGGCGATTTGAGGAACATTCCGTCGCCGTTGTAGGAAAGGTAGCCGTATGTGCCATCCGGAGCCTTGATGAGCAGTTCCCCGGTGTTGTTCGCGTTTCGCAGTCTGACCAATCCGTTGAGCAGTTCGATGCTGTTGGCCTGAAAAGTCGCAGCGGTCCTGCCGGACTCGTCGAGCACGTCGAAACTGCCATGTGGGCTCACAAGCGCCGAATAGCCTTGGAAGCCGCCGTTGACGATGCGGCCGACCCTCACGCCATCCGAGGTCATCCTGATGCATGACTCCAAAGACCCGACGCGCGACTGCGCGTCGGAAGCGTGGGAGTTGGCCGTGTTCGCCGTGTCCCGAGCGGCCTTCGTCTCCGTCTTCGTCGCAAACCTCACATCCAGACTGTTGTTGTTCTGGGCGACCTTCGACGAGATCTCCTGCGTGACGCCGGCTTTCGTGGCATACGTGCTGGATACCGTGCTGGTGATGGAGTCCTTCGCGGCCGTGATGTCAGCGCTGGTGGCCAGCGCGCTGCCGTGCTGGCCGTTCTTGTATTCCTCGACCACGCCGAGGCTCACGCTCCGGCTGGTCTGGTCGACGTAGCTGCGCGTGCTGAGCGTGTCGTAGGCGAGGTTCTGCGCGACGCCGTTCGTGGGCTCATTGTCCTGTACCCTCACGCCGCCGCAGTTGGGGCCGTCCTGCCACGCCGTGTAGTCGCCCTGCAGCGTGTAGTGCCCGTTCCACCAGGACCACGGCAGGTACGCCCAGATGTCGCAGGTGGTCGAGCTGAACGCCACGACCTTGACCTTCACGTCATCCGCGTTGCGGATGCGGTTCACGCTCACGCCGAACGCGCCCGATGCGGACGGCGGGTTTTGCCAGCCGTCCTTGACGAAGATCTCGAACTCCGCGTTCTGGTGGGGAGCGCCGTTGTAGCCGTTGCCGGAGTAGACGTGCAGGAGGACGCTCGACGAGTCGCCGTTGCTGGTGAGATAGCCGAGCTTGACCCATTGCGCCTTGCCAGGCGCGCCGTACAGCGGGAACATACGTGTCGCGCTCTTCCTCAACGCCTCGGTCGCATCGAGGGTCGTGTAGGTCTGGCCGACCGTCGATTTGATCGAGGAGGCCGACTGGTCGATCCTGGACTGCACCTCGGCTTTGCTCGGATAGTCCCCCTTGGTCTGGTAGGTCTTCGCCACGCTGGTCTTGAACCCGTCAAGGTTCTGTTCCAGACTGCTGACCCTGCTCGTGTCGGCCTTGCCGCCGATCTGCTGCGACAGGGTCGTGTTGATCCTGTCAACCTTCTGGGACACTTGGCTGATGGTGGTCGTGTTGCCTTGGGCGGTCTTGGCGACCTCCGACACCTGCGCCTTGATGGAATCCGCCGTCTGCGTCAAGACGGAATTCGTGGCGTAAGAGCTCATACCGTTCTTGGACTGGTATTTCTCCGATACTTCGCCGCGGATCTGGTTCGCCGTCTGCGTCAGTGAGGAATTCGTGGCGTAATCTCCTGCTGGCTGCAATCCGGTCACGTCCGTGCAGGTGACATTGGCCACAAGCCATTGCGTCGTTAGATTATCCTGCCACTGGTCGATCTGGAAGTACACGCAGCCGCGGGATCCCCCGGCCGGACAGGCGAACCGCCATGTCGCGGCCATCCACCCATCGTCCAATGGTGTCGTCGATTCCGCGCTGACAAACCCATCATATGCGTTTCCGCTGGTGTGCTGCGTGTACCAGAGGCCCGCCTGCAACGACTTACCACCTTTGATCGGCTTGCAGTAAGCGGTGATGACATACGTGTGCCCCGGCACCACAGGGAAAGCGGTGGCGGCGTTGAAATGGTCGCGGCTTGCGAGCAGGTTCACCCGGCTGCCGTTCGGCGCGGTGACGTTATCCACCAGCCGCGTGATCTGCGGCTTGTCAGGGTCGAAAAGCTGATTGCACCAGAGATTCGACCCCGAGGACTGTTTGCCCATGTCCGACTTCGTCGCATACGTCTGGCCCACTTCGCTTTTGAATCCGCTGAGATTCTGCTCCAAGCTCGATGTGCGGGACAGCGCATCATTGGCGGTGGTACTGACCTGCGAGATCGTGGCCTTATTGCTGTCGGCGGTGCTTTTGACCTGATTCACCGTCTGCACGGTGGCATCCAAGGTCTTCGCCGTCTCGCCGACCTTCGCGCTCAAGCCATTCGCCGTCTGCTCCAGCGTCGTGACCTTGCTCATCGCACCAGTGACGGTCTGAGAGACTTCGGTCACTTCGGCTTTAATGGAGTTCGCCGTCTGGGTCAATTCGGATTTGGTGGAATATGTTTTATGCTCAGATGTAACGTCCTTGACACTCACATGACGGAACTGGAGAACCTTAGCCCCTTCGGAACCAACATATGAAGACATGTATACACGAGTAACTACAGCATTACCGAGATCCTGATATGCCTCATAGGAATGCCATTCGCCATCAACAAGATCTTTTAGATCAACGGTGATCGCGAACCAACCGACATCTGTTCCGATGGCGCGGATATTATCACTTTCGGAAACCGTGTCTTTTCCGGATACCAATCGGACATCAATGGCATACCTTACAGTCCTATAAGGTCCGATCTGGTGAAGGATTTCAGATGGGCCATAATCGACATGGTTCTCTTTACCCGGGAAAGTACGCTGAAATACTCCATCGACTATTTCGAGACAGAATGTATTTGGTCGATCAGGATTCGGGATGCCATTCTCGACAATCTCGTCACCAATACCTTTGGCCTGATATGTATCAGCTACAGTGGTCTTAAACCCGTTCAGGTTCGCTTCGAGATTCGTCGCCTTATCGACGGCACTCTGGGCGGTTTTCGCGGTGGAATTGATACTCGTGGCCAGCGAATCCGACGTGGCCTTCAGGCTCGTCCGCGTCGCATACGTGGCATTGTTATCAGCCTTCGTGGCATAGTTCTTGCTCAGAGTCATGTTGATGCCGTCGGCGGTCTGCTGCGCCTTCGACGCGGCCGTGACCGCGCCATCCGCCATCTGCCTCACCGAGGATAGGGACGAGGATAATTCATTGCTCGTGGCCTTAAGCTCCGCCTTCGTGCCGTACTTGGCGTCCGAATCCTTGGCGGTCTGATAATCCTTGCTCAGAGTCATGTTGATGCCGTCCGCAGTGGCCTGCGCCTTGGAAGCCGCAGTCACGGCACCATCCGCGGTCCGCTGCGACTTCGTGATGTTCGCCTGCAAGCCGTCGGCCGTGGTCTTAAGCTCTGTCTTGGCGGCATACTTTTTATCGGAATCGGCGGTGGGCATGTAATTCTTGCTCAAATTCGCGCTGATACCGTTCGCGGTCTGCTCGACCTGCGTCGCCTTGCTCATCGCGTCCGACGCGGTCTTCGTGTTCTGCGATACCGTCGAGCTGAGGCCGGTCACGGTCTGCCGCAAAGAGGTCAGACTCTTAGTCGTGGCCTGACCATCCGAAGCGACGCCCTCGATACGAGTGGACAATTCATCCAGCTTCGTCGCGTGCCCGTTGACGGTTGTGGTCACGTCACCGATCCGCCCGGCCAGCTTATCACCCTTGTCGCTCGCTGCCTGAGCCTTCGCATCCACATCGGCGACGCTCTTGTCCAATGCGGCCTTGTCCGCATCCACCCTCTGCGAGATTTTGTCCGCGGCGGCCTTGACTTGATTCGCCTTCGCGTCAACGGCGGAAATACTGGATTTGAGCGCCGTCGTCTCCGCCTGCAAATCGGAGCGCACACCATCAGCTTTGGCGCCGGCATCCTGCGCCTGCTTGCGCACATCATCGACACCCGCCTGCGCATCCTTCCGGATCTGCTCGCCCTGCTTGATAGCCTCATCCGCCTTCGCCTCGATGCGGCTCGTGTCGATCAATGGCAGTTGGTTGCCGTTCGCGTCGACGCGGTTCACGCCGTCCTGCGCTCCCTTGCCTACGATGACGTCGTTGCCGTTTCCGGTCGGGACACGGATCGTGCCGGTGTTCGAGGTCTGCATCCCCCTCGCCATCGCCATGGCCCTGTCGGCGAGCGACAGCGGCAGAGACTTCGGATCGGGATTGATCTCGATATGCTGCGCCATATTATGGCTCCTCTCGGTCATTTGACGTTCGGGTCGGCCGTCACATCGAACGTGAGGTCGACCCGGTCGGTTTCGTCGCCCGCCATGCGCATCAGACGCGAACGGTATACGCCGTCGGGCAGGCTGGGAAAGCCGTCGAGGGCGATCTCCACGGTCTCGCCCGGCCACATGCTTCCGAGCGGGTGCAGCGGCGTGCCGTCCTGGTTGGCGTCGTTCGCGTGGATGCTGCCCTTGATCTGCATCACCGGGCAGCGGTTCGCGGCCAGCATGCCGGCGGCGTGGGCGCGCAGCAGGTCAAGCTGGTCGGTGTCCGGATCCGACCACGCCGCCTCCCTCAAAGGCCACGGCTCGGTCTGCTCGCACAATGACATGTCCTCGCCCATGCAGGTCAGCTGCGCCTTGTCGGTGCCGGACCCGGAGGCGTAGACCCGCATCACCGGGCCGACGTGATCCACCGTGACGTCCTCCAAGTCGCCTCCGAAACGCCGGCAGGCCAAACGGTGCACGCGATCCTGGCCTATGTACACATCGGCGTCGGAACCCGCCTCGAAGCGCAGGCGCACGTGCTGCCCGTCGGCCAGATACGGGCGGAACCGCATATCCGGGCCGCCCTGCACGTCGGACAGTTTCGACAGGATCCCCGCGCAGGAGAGGTTCTGCACGTCGAACCCGTTGTACGTGCGCTCGTGGCCGCCCCCCTCGCCCCGGTACTGCCAGTCGATCGGGAGCATGCCGCCGGGCTTGCCCGTGGTGCACTGCCATCCGACCTCGCTGGCGATGCCGCGCAGGCTCATGCCCGACCAGCTGAACACGCTGGACGTGGTGCCGTTCTTGTCCGCGCCGTAGGTGCCCTCGCGCACCAGGTAGCGCGACGACAGGATCCCCATCGGCGAGTCGAGGCTGAAGCTCGTGTCCAGCCACGTGTCGGTGCGCGGCGTGATCGCCCCCATCATGACCGGCGTGCCGAGCTCGCCCTCCGGGGTCCACGAGCTCCGCCAGAACAACACGACCGAACGCCTGTCGGCGCACACCTCCCGGGCTCGCGCCGATGGCGTCGAACCGGGGATGGCGTTCCACGGCACCCGGATCCCCGAGGCCTCGCCCTCGCCCACATCCTTGCCCCTCGTGGTCGTCAGGGCGAAATCGCCGATGCTCATGGACCAGGAAAACGAAGGCAGATCCAACGGCGAGTCGATCAGGCCGGTCATCGTGTCGGCCAGGTACGCGCGCCACATCACGCGTCCAATCCGCGGTCGATCACCTCGAGCCGGCGACGGTACAGCGTCACCGGGTACGTCAGGGGCGATTTGTTGCCGTACGCCCAGACGCTGACCTGGTGCACGCCGGCGGGCACGTCAAGATCAAGCTCCACGATGCGGCTGCACATGTACCGGTTCACGTCTATCTCGTCGCACACCTCGTTGTTCAGGCCGCTGCCCGAATGTGCCATATCCCCTTTGATCTGCCCGTCAAGGCGGACCTGGATGTAATAGGATCCCATCCGGTCGTTCGCCGCCTGCCCGGGATCCTCCCCGACCGAGGCGAAGGCCTTCCATCTGAGGGATATGTGCCTGTTCGTGGCCAAGGCGAACGACACCCTGACCTGCTCGTGCCACGCCTGGTCCTCGTCTACCGTGTAGGCGGCGTCCACGACGCCGTACGCGATCAGGCCGTTCGCCGCGCCGCGTGGCTTCGCGTAATCCACGCGATCGCCCGTGGCCGGACGGCTCTCGGTCGCGGACGAGCC